CAAGCTGCAGGTTATGTAATATCTCCAGCTGTTGCTGCCCTTGGTGGTATAGCTGCAGGTAGGTTTTTACGTTCTTTTGCAGAACAAATGGGGCAAAATTAATAAACCCAATAAGTAAGTATTGCTATAATTTTATTAATGGGGCAGAAGTTCCCAGATTTACCGTGGCTCTTTGCCACAAGTCAGGGATCTTTCTGGATCTCCGGTGTCAGCTAAATCTACGCTGAATAACCAACATGTTTATTGATAACGACTTTCCCAAGCTGTTGGGCGCGGAGCTGTACCGTCCCCACCCAGCTTATATCGTGGAAATGGCTTGTGAGCCTGTAGTTGTCCACGACTTCACAAAACAGCCCGGCCAAACGGTTCAATTAGACCGGTACCGCTTCTGGGGTAACCCTGGTACCAAGAGCAACCGTGAGCGTACCCAGGATCAAACCATTGGTACTGCTAACAGCCGGTCCATTGTTAAGGATAAGGTGCTGGTGTCTCTGCGTGAGTACACTGGTCCTGCTGATCCGAACAACTCTAACCTCCCGAGCACCTTTAAAATTGCTCGTGAGACTCTGATGACCGCTCAGCGTCTGCTGCTGGACACCGGGAACCTCAACATGTTCCACCAGTCCATTGGTTCGCTGACCCTGCTGGATGACTATCGCCGCTGGCGCGACCGTGTGTTCCTGGACGAACTGTTCAAGTCCGAGTCCCGTGGTCAGTCCTCCGACACGCAAGGTGGTTACTACTACCCCAATAACAAAGCTAAGACTAGCGCTACCACGCTGACCGCTTATACCGCTACTGAGTATGCCTCTGAGCGTTATAAGTTCAACGTGAAGACTGACCTGCTTGAAGTGGTGAAAAGCCTCCGCAAGCGTAACGTCCCCGTCTTTGCTGATGGCTACTACCGCTGTATTGCTGATCCCTCCTTCATGAAGGATCTGCGTGCTGATCAGGGCTTCCGTGAAGTGGCTCGTTACCCTGGCTTTGCCGCTGGTAACCCGCTGATGAGCGGCATGAACCCCAACGCTGCCATCTATGGCGGTGGTCAGTACGGTCAAGCTCAATTTGTTGGTGGCGAACCAACGATGCCTTCCGGCTTTGTGTTTGAAGGCGTGCGTTTCTTCGAATCCACTAACTTCCCCTCCAAGACCATCACCGTTGACATCGGTGACGGCGCTGGTGCTGTTTCTCACGACACTCCTCCTGCACTGTTCTTCGGTCCTCAGGCAGTGGGCGTGGGTATCGGTGGTCCTAATGCTCAGGTTCTTATCAACAATAACGACGATTTCAGCCGCTTTATCATTCTGATTTGGCAACTGTACGCCGGTTTTGCGAACCTGAACAAGGACTTCGTGACCACTGCCTTCACCATCGTTTGAGGAAGGAGGTAATTAACAATGGCTGCTTACAAGACTAACGCTGGTACTATTCTCCAGCCCGGTAACCAAATCAACCGTCTTTCCTCCTACAACACCGAAGGTGTGTATGGCTGGCCTGGCGTCGAAGCTTTTGAGCTGATTGGCTACGTCAAGATTGATAACCTTGCCGCAGACAAAGCTAGCTACAAGAGCTTTGATATTGTTGTTCCTTCTCCTGATCGTCGTCCCGATGATCGCGTGCGTGACAACCGTACTTCCCTTGTGGTGAGTGCATCGTCTGCACGTCCCGCTTATGTCTACGGCGCCTCTATCGCTGTGGCTCAGGACCTGCCCGCTGGTGGACTGGCTGGTTTCCCTGCCTCTCCTGTTACCGCCGACATTGGTGGCACCAGCACTGAAGGTCTGCTGCTTGGTCCTAACAACGCTGGTTCTCCGTTTGGTGTTCCTGCAACTCAGGCCAATGGTCTGGCTGCTGCTAGCTCTATCGTGTCCGCTACCAGCTCCCTGTTTGCTCAGGGTCTAAGCGACACCACTGTTGCTGATCTGCCTTTCACCACTGGCGTGACCACTGCAGGCATCGTGGCGGCTGACTTTGCCAACTCGATGTTCTACAAGGTCACTTCGGACACCACCTTCAAGGTGTTCAACGTGAACGGTGTGACCTCCACCACCGTGGATGGTGACGGTGTGTTCATCAGCTCGACTGATAAAGATGCTGGCAAAGCTGGCTACATTATCTGCCGCGTGAACTACCTGCGCCCCGCTGCTGCTGTGGCTTGGGAAGATATCAATGAGTTCATTGATTTTGCTTCTCAGGTGGGTGGCACCGATAGCTGATCTGTATTGATTAGCTGAGTTGAGGTTGGTATTGTATTGGTAGTTATTGTTCTTTTTGAATGCTCTACCAATACAAACCAACTGGTCAACTCGTTGAAATGATTTCTCACCACGGTGACGGGATCATGATGTGTATTGATGCGCAGGATGAAGTCTTGTACATCGAACGCGATGATCTGGTTCCCCACATCGGTGCTACTAATGAAAAGGATCGGACGGAAGAACGCCTAACTGAGCAGCTAAAAGAAGAAGGCGTTAATCCTCCTATTCCCACCAATAAAGAAACTTTCCCACTGGATACTCGCATTAACCTTAATACTGCGAGTGCCAGACAGATTGCAGACCATTTACCTGGAGTAGGATTGAAAACAGCACGGGATATTAAGGATTTACAAACCTCGATGCCCGGCGAAAAGTTCGTCCGTTTAGATCAACTTAAAGCTATCAAGCGTGTTGATTGGGATGAAATTATCAAAGAAAATCTTATTCGAGTTGAATAATGCAACTTGATAACTTCCTCAAGTCAAAGATCCGCTGGCACCTAGGATATAACACCACGTCTATTCCAGCTGGTGATCTTGCTAGGCTTGAGGAAGCTTTGAACAATGTACCGGATTCATTCTGGTACGCGAAATTAGTCGAACAAGTCGGTCGGTGCGATGAGGCAGAAAAGCGCACTGACATGACAGGTAGTGTGAATAATAATTCAGTTCCACGTAATCGGTTAGAAAACATTGCTGGTGACGTTGATCGTACTATCACAACGACTGATTTCAAAGAAACACTTAAAACCTGGACGGAAATTTATCTGTATGAAACGGATCGTTTAGCTCTGCACTTATACGTGGCTAACTATAGGAATCCTATGCAAGCCCGTTATCGCTTCGAGCGGGAAGGTGCCGAGTTTATCCAAGCTCTACCCGGACCCGCAGATGTGGCAATCGGTACCCGCTTCTACTTCGAGTACAACTACCGGTAAGCCCATGTCGGATCTGCGCCAACGCTACGAAGAACTGCTTCAACGTCCTCAAGTACGCGCTCTGCTCAACACTATCCGTTATGCAGAGGGTACACCAGGAGAAGCTGGCTACCAAACCATGTTTGGTGGCGGTAAATTTGACACATCAAAAGGCTGGCGTCATCCTGATAAAGTAATCAGCAGTGGTGGTTACAACAGTGCTGCTGCTGGCGCTTATCAGTTTATGCCTGGGACATGGCAAGGTACAGCCAAAGCCTTAGGTTTACCTGATTTTAGTCCTAAATCCCAAGACCTTGCTGCTCTTTATTTGATTGATAAAAAGCGAGGCGCATTAGACCCCTTCCTAAAAGGAGAAAAATTTGGAACTGTTCTTAACAAGCTTGCTCCAGAGTGGGCTGCATTGCCAACATCTAGTGGAGGAAGCTACTACGGGCAACCTTCTAAAAAACTCGGTGACCTGTATCAATACTACGAGCAACAAAAACAAAAATCCGGGACAGGAAGTATTACTAGCCAGCAATCTCAACAACAGCAACAGCAGTTGCAACAGGCAGGAATGCCAAACATTAACATCATTATTACCGATGGAACTAAGACCTCTTCAACAGCAAGTAGTGATCCTTTAAGTTTCCTATTAGAATATCAAAAGAATAAGCGCTCATCTATTCCTTCTCCAATGGAGTTAGCGCAAAAAATGACAGAAATCGAGTCTGTTAATTACTTCGGGTAATCATGGCAGAGCGCACTATTCTTGAGGTTGCTAAAGTTCTTGAAAGCTATGGTTTAAGAGCAAGAGAACATCCTGGATTACCTGGAGGAGTAGGAAAGGGACATTCTCCTACTGGCTATCATCCTACAGGGGAAGCAGTTGATATCACTGATTGGCGGCCTGATGTAGCTCCTGCATTCCCTGGCGGCAAGCCAATTCCCTGGAAACAACGCACCGGAGAATTAGCTTGGCGTGCAAAACAACTTGGAATTTTTGCAGAGGCTTTAGGTCCAGGTGATAAAGGACATGACACACATGTTCATTTAGCTCTCCCTGGTAAAAAATTTGTCACAGACCAACAACTACGATGGCTTGCAACAGGTCGTTGGGAAGGACCGAAAGGACTGACTGATGTAATGCCAACATTAGATCAGCAAACTCCTCAAGTACAACCAAATCAACAACCACCAGGGAGTGATTTTCCGCAGTCCATTAACATTGTTATTCAAACTGGGAAGAAAGAAGAACAGCAAACACCAGAACAATATTTAAAAGATTACATTGCAAAGATGACTAAATCATCTGGTTCAATTATTCCTGTTAACAGTCTTGCCAAGATGATTGCAAACCAACCCACTATGAACTACTTTGCATGAGGTTTGCAAACGTTCCTGGTTATAGCGCTGCTTATCCTGTGCAGTATGGAAACATGTACAAGGATTACAGCATGACTACAGCTGGTTTTGCCGATCCATTTCAACCCCAGAGGAAAGAACAACACAGTCCTTGTTCTTATGTGGTGGGATACAACGGAAGCACTGATCCACGCTATCAACTGAACAATCCTGCTTACATGCGTGAGGTAGATCGTTCTGCAACTGATGCAGTGCCTCCTGTTATTCTTAATAAAAGACCAATTCAAAATCAGTTCTGATGGCCTATACCAAACCAGATATGCGTGAACGCATTAAAGATCGCATCATGGCTGGCTCTAAAGGAGGCAAGCCAGGTCAATGGAGTGCACGTAAGGCTCAGCTATTGGCTCAGGAATATAAAAAGAAAGGTGGCGGCTACAAAGGTGAAAAGACAGAAGGACAGAAATCTTTAAAGCGTTGGGGTGAACAGAAGTGGATGACAAAATCTGAGTATGAGAAGAACAAGTAATCATGCAAGAGTTTAAAGCAAAAGCATTGCTTGGTAAAACTGCTACTGCTGTAGGGCAGTCATGTCCTCGTGCTACAACTGATATTAAAGAAAATATCAAAAACCGTAATTGGACCATTGATAACTTTGCTTACGGTCCTTTGAATCCTGATGAACCTGATTCTGGGTTCTGGGAGAAGAAAGCAGAGATGTGGCACAGTGATGTTGATACTGTGATGTCTGCTCGTTGTGGTAACTGTGCAGCGTTTGATCAATCTGGAATTGTTTTAGATTGCATCATTGAAGGAATCAATGAAAACGGTGCCGCAGATCCTTATGAAGTTTTGGATCATTCCAACTTAGGTTACTGCCAGCTCTTTAAGTTCAAGTGTGCTGCAGCACGAACCTGTGATGCTTGGCTCTACGGAGGACCAATCAACGATGACTGATAAAGCAATTGAACCTGGAAAGAAAAGCACGGAGCGCTACTTACCCAAAGCAGCATGGGCACGGCTCTCTCCAGAGGAGCGGAAACAAACCGATCAAAAGAAACAGCGAGAATCCCGTAGTGGTAAACAGTTTGTAGAAAACACGTCGGCTGCTAAAAAAGCACGGCGTGCTGTTGAACTTGCTACCAAACACAAGGGACAATGATTGATCCACTGCAGGGACGTGATGTAACTCCACGAGGACGTGGCCTTGGTGCACGAGCAGGTGACTATGAACCTGGCCTGAGACCTTTACCTGGTGACGGTGCCCCAGGAACACGGCCCTTACCCGGTGACTACCGGATGGCAGGAAGCAAGATCAAAGGAATGCAGCAACTTGATCCACTGATCTTTAAGAAGCTGTTTGCTTAAACCTGCGCTACAATAGCTTTAGCAAATAACATTAATCAGAAGGAATGGCTAGTTCTTCTACCAACAAACAACCGGCAATGATTGACCGGCCGTTTCTTAACAGTACTCTTGTAACTGTTGCTTCTGGTCAGCTTTTTTCCACCAGCTTAATTCCAACTGCTGTTGGCAACGCAACCAACGTTCTTGATGTTGATAGTGCATTAACTGATACTTCTATTAGCGGTGCTTATATTGATGAGATCTGGCTGCGATTTGCAAAAGAACGTAATATCTTTTTAGATGCTACAACTCCTGGTTCTGGTACTTATTCACAATCAGGTACAACCTCAGTCGTTGTAACACTAGCCAATCACAACTTAAAAGTTGGTCAATCTGTTTATCTTGATTACACCAGCGGTACTGCAGTTGATGAAACAGTAACTGTTACTGCTATTACATCTACAACCTTTACAGTTACCAGTGCAGCATCATTAACTACTAGTGGTAACGTTAATGTTTATCAGCCCGTCGATATTTGTTTCTATGTGGTTGGTGCTTCTTCTATTACCAACACCAACCAGTTCTTCCCTATCTTTACTGTTAGCGTTCCTACTGTTGCTGCTAACCAAACTTATAGCTTAACGCTTAATGAAATTCTGCCACTAATCAATCACCCTGTTCCCCACGCTGGCGCTAATTTTGGTTCTGCAAACAATGAAGTAGCGCCTAAAACACGTGGACTTGTGATGGAACGTGGTCAAGCACTGTATGCAACTGTAAGTGGAACAACTGCATTGACTAGTGGATTTTACGTTTGTGTGCAAGGCGGTTTCTATTGATTGTGAAGGATATTGAATCCTGGTCAAAAGATCAAAACCGTTTAAATTGGTCACTTGCTGTGCAAATGGCTAATCACTGGCGGCGCATGATGGGTGTAGAACAAGTAGATTATCCTTATCCAGGAGATCCCCGTGAAGGGTTATCTTTAAATGCCTAGGCGTAAAGATAGTTTTGGTGGAAGATTTGATGGCAGCTTTAAATCTTTTGCTGACAAAATAGATAAAGAAAACAAGAAAAAATACAAATTTGATTCTGAAGTTAACCCTTTTGATTTTGAACCTAAGGATAGAAAACAAATAAGCCGCATTCGTTTTTATAACCATGATTCTATGTGGAATCGTTGGCGCCGTGGCTATGAACTTTATACGTTAACTCAAACAATGTTTGGTAGTAAAGCTACGGGAAGAGAGTTCCGTGGTGACTATCGAATCTATTGCACATTTCAGCAGTATCCTGGAATTTTTATTCCTGCACGTTTGTTTGGTTTTCCCAGTACAAAAATGGAAATTGGACAACAAATTGTTGCAATACGCGATGCTAACTCTTTTAATTTCTATAATTTTGGACTGCCCATTGAAAGTGTTCGTTATTTGCAGGCAGTAAAAACAGGAACATATACACAATCAGGAACAACTATAACTGTTAATATTGATAGTCACCATTATCTGGTCGGTGATTCAGTTTATTTAAATGTTTCTAGCGGTGCTGCATTAGATGAAACACTTATTGTTGTTAGTGCAACAACAAACTCGTTTACCTGTACAGCTACAACATCTTTATTAACATCAGGAAAT